GTTAGTATCTCTAGCGATGATATGGCTAGCAAGCCGTGAGCCTGCTCTCTGTGGTCCTGTAACGATGATTGGGTGGGTCATAGGTAGAATGTAGCGTGTAGGTAGTTAAGGGGCCGTCATAGCGCCTCTGAGGAGGTGTTCATTAGCAAGGTATTTCAGGCCACCACCAACTGCTTGTAATGTACCCATTGGATCACGGGCAACATCAATAGCTAAGTTAGTTAAACCAGCACCTAAACCAACAGGTTCAGATACAACAGTCTGTGGACCAGGGACTAAACCTGCTACATCAGCAGCTTGTTCAGTTCTAGCTAGACCAGCCTGGAATTTATTAATAAAACTAGGGTCTTGTTCAGCACGTTCTTCCCTAGCTTGTACATCACCTGCACCTAAAGCTAGTGAAACACCACCAAGTGCAGCAGAAGGTAAGACCGTTCTAGCTAAACCACGACCAATAAGTCCCACAGTATTTACTTTAATATTACCACTGGTAAAATCTAACCGAGGTCTACCTGTAATATCAGGAGCATGTTGAGTACCAGCTACAGCATGAACTTCAGGAGCATATTCTCTAATATCTCTAGTAGTTTCTGCAAGGCGTCGTCTTTCAATATCATGATAAGATTCAGCTGCTTCAGGTGTAGCAGTAGCTTCTACTCTACGAGAAAGACCACCTACTTCATTATCAGCTTTAAATTGAGCTTCTTCTGCAATCTGACGTAAATAGCGTTGATCTTGAGCAAAAGATTCTACAGCATCAAGTTTTTCTTGAAAACTAGCTCCAGGTTTAAAGTATTGCTTACCTTCTAAATTTAAATCACGTTCTAATTTATGAATACCAGCTTGATGTAAATCAGTAAACATATCAAGCCTATTCATTGTCACATCACTAGGCACAATACCTACTTTTGCCATAGCATGTTCCATCAACAACTTTTCAGGAGGATCTAAATCCTCAAAAAAAGCAGCAGCGTTATTTAGGCTACTACCGTAATGATGGGCTTGTTTTGTAGGTTGTGTAGGTATGCGTTTTTTTAAACCACCTTTAGGATCAATACCAGTACGCATACCAGCTGGTCGTTGGTTTAGATCGTTTAATGATCTAGTCTTTGATTTAATCTGGCTATTTAAACGTCTCTTTAATTTAGAATCAGTAGTCTTTTCACGCTTATCTCTAAGAGATTTAATAGCATCTTTTAGTTTTTGTCTGTCAGCATTTAACTTAGTTTCATACTTACCAGCCATTAATTAATATACTCCATAATTAGTTTTTCACGGAGTTTATTAACTCCAAATTTAGTTCTCATCCAAGCAAGAACATTGGTACTTCCTTTTTCCTGATTGCAACGGGTACAAGCACACACGACATTTGTTTCGATATCTTCGCCACCGTTAGAACGAGGGCGTACATGATCAATAGAGAGTTGGTGAAGGTCATAGGTTTTACCGCAATAAATACAAGTGTGATCGAAGTGTTCCTTAATAGAGCGCCTCCACAGGCGCTTTGCTTCTGGAGAGGTCATGGCTATTAAGTTATAAAGGTAGTGGTCAGGAGTTGGAAGTAAGGGGGTCATGCTTTTTTACGCTGTTTACCGACACGGGCACGGTTAATTTTCATGGATTCAAGTACAGTAGATCCGTCTGTTTTATGAGACACATCCTTACCATCACCATTTCCATAAGTACCACGTTTACGGTTTTCTGCGTTAAGAGCAGCCCTTTTTTTACGTTGTTTAGGTGTAGCGTCTAATTTCTTTTGGTAAGATTTATAGTTACCATTAGCATACTTAGCACCTTTATTTTTAGTAGGTCTTCCCATGTAGCCTCCGTTGGACAAGTTCAGGGTCAACAGTTGGCATGAGTTTAGTTAGTTGATCAAGTGGATTACCTTCTACAGCAATACCACTAATGTCATTAGTTTTGAGCCAGTCACAAGCTGCTTTTAAATCAGCAGTAGAAGCCTCCCCCGATTTAATACGGGAGAGGAATTCTTTAGTGACAAGCCCATGAAGTTCGTTAAACTGATCTTCTGTGGCTTTCTTTTTCATCAGACTTTAAGAGCAATTCGTAGTGCAGCTACTGCAGTATCATCCAAATCATTGTCAGTTTCTTTTACTAGTTTAGAAAGAAGATCAATAATTAGTTTCTTTACTGCATCAGACTTAAAGAATGCAAATAGAATTGGCTTAATAAGAGTGATCATAGTTAGTTACATTTTTTGTTTGCTAGCTGGTCTAGCTTGTTCTCAATTCGGACCATGTGTTGTTCAACCCGCTCCATTGATAGAGTGAACTCCGATTTAGACAGGTAATCTGTTGCTACTCGAAGTTCTACACCATCCAATCGTTTATCCAATTCATGGACACGATTATGTACTCGGGTGATAAGTACACTGAATCCTGTTGCTAAGGCGACACCTACTGGGATAATCACCTCAACCATTAGCTTACACGAATCATTACTACAGAACCATTACGGTACAAAGCACCGACAGCAACACCCGCGGAAGCTGCAGCTGAATCGTTAGCAGCGTCAGTAAGAGTAAGATTAACAGCACCACCAACAGTCAAGTTAGTAGAGAAGTTACCGTCACCACCAACGTCTAACACATAATCCGGGTCAGTTTTGTTAATAGCAACACGCTGTCTCTCATCAAAATGAATGACAGGTTGTCCTGCTGCTAAGATAGATAGACATTCTTTTGTGCTGCTAACGTAAGAAGGTGTAACCTTCCACTCACAACTCATATCAGGATGATCTGCTCTACTCAGCTTAAGGGATACTGCATTACCAGTAGGACTCCTAAGAAGAATATCACCAGTAAATGTATCACCAGCTTTACTGGCCTTAAGGGCGATAGCTGTATCAGCGTCTGATTCATTAGTATCAACGTCTGATTGTACAGCAGCTACAGCAGCAAGCATTGCAGTGTTTTGAGCCGCAGTAGCAGCAGCAGCCACACCTGCAGCAGCAGTAACAGCATTAGCAGCCGTTACTTCATTAGCATCTACGTCAGCTTGTACAGCAGCTACAGCAGTAGCAGTAGTTGGATCAGCTTCTAATGTATCTAGACGCCCAGCTAAGGCAGCTTCTGCAGCATCGCTAGCAGTTTCATTCGCATCAACGTCGGCTTGAACTGCAGCGACAGCTGTAGCGGTGGTAGGGTCAGCTTCAAGAGTATCGAGACGAGTAGATAGTGCAGCTTCAGCATTGTCAGAGGCAAGTTCATTAGCGTCAACATCAGCTTGTACAGCAGCCACCGCAGTAGCTGTTGTAGGGTCAGCCTCAAGTACGTCAAGACGACCATCAACTGCATTGATTTCAGCCGCTGTAGCAGTGACAGCAGTACCGTCAATCTTTAGAGCTGATACATCAACACCATCAGTACCAATAGACATCTCTTTATTACTAGCAGCAATGCCACCAGCAAAGAAATCTAAGGTAGAGCTAACGTGTTTAATAGCAGCAGTAGACCCGCCACCTGCATCAGAGAAGAGAACACGTTTCTCATCGTTAGCTTTTAGCTGCAAGTCAGGGAAGCTCTTAGCAACAACAAGACTACCAGTAAGAACACCGCCAGTCTTGTCAAACTTAAGTCCAAGAGCATTATTTGTTGCAGTTTCATTTGCATCAACGTCTGCTTGTACTGTAGCAATATTATTAGTAATGGTTGTAGCGAAGTTCTCGTCATCACCAATAGCTGCAGCAAGCTCATTTAGTGTATCAAGTACACCAGGAGCAGCATCAATCAAATTAGTTACAGCTGCATCAACATAGGTCTTAGTAACTGAATCTAATTCTAATGCATCAAGACGACCACCTAATACACCACGGGCATTAGATCCAGTCAATGCCTCAGCATCAATGTTAGCTTGAAGAGCAGTCTGTAAAGCAGTCCTAGCTGTAGCAGCTGCAGTACTGAGAGCAGTAATATTGTTCTGCAACGTAGTGTTAGCAGAAGCCATGGTGGTAAAGAATGCAGGGTCATCAGAGATAGCCGCTGCAATTTCATTTAATGTGTCGAGTGTTTCAGGAGCATCCGCCAACAAGGTTGACATTTGTCCTACAAGAGTATCGACATTCTCTTTCATTGTTTTAATGGTGACACCAAAGGCAGATTGTGTGTCAATGACTGCCACCACTTTTTGACCGTATAAAGACATAATTATTCTGTGATAATGAGAGAGGCTATTGTGGATACTGGGCTGTCAGAAGACGATGGGTCAGACACATAAACTTGTACCTGAATGGTTGCACCAACTTGCCCTGTGGCTTTAATTTCAACTTCTACAGACATATTATTGGGACTAATGATTTGGCCCGGACCACTACGGATCTCCCAGACAATCATAGGACTAACTACAGTACCATCCCAGCTAACAGTAAACGTAGTGTCGCCATCAGGTGCTGTAGTTGTATTAGCTGGAGTAATAGTTACTGCACCAATAGTACTTACTATACCTACAGTAGGAGTAGGTGAGTTACTAGTTTTAGACTGACCAGCACTATCTGTTACTTTAGATTGTGCTCTATATTTACTGCCAGGTGTAGTACCATTAACAGGTTCAGTTGGTGGAACTGTTTCCCAACTAGTCACATTAGCCCA